AAGCTAAAATTTTCTTCCCCTTTCGACCCAAAGAGGCAGCAGCGGGAGAAATACTAATGTTATCTGTCATATTCAAAAAGTCTTCTCTGCGAACAACATTCATTTTCTTAAGGACTTTAGTTTCCCAAACCCTTGCTGAGTTTTTATCTGAAAACGTCTTCCTTATTTCATACACGAATGTATCTTCTCCATACTGATCGATAAGCTGTTTTACATATTTTGAACTTGTCTTATATGTTTTCCAAAATTCTGATGGATCACAACCCTCAGCAAACCTACATCCATAGTAAAGTTTACCTGTGGGGATATGTTTTAATAGGTATGTGTATGGCACAGTCATTAAAATTCGCCAGCTTCAACGTACTGAGAATCCAGTAAAGTTGTCGAAGTCCATTTGTTTGTAGATGCTTTATACACCAGAACAGAGCCGTTCGCTAGTGTAGAAGTATCAACGTCACCAATTTGTGCCACTGATTCTACAACAGCTGGATTCGATAGATTCGTGCTGGTAGTGAATAAGTTTTCTTGGGTAACAACAGCTGTGATATCTGCCATAGTTATACCTGTGTGATTTGAGGTGTTATTGTTGCGATTCCTTCGACGACTCTGGTTTTTCCACCAGTCGAAGAACTAACCTCAACGTCGTAAAGGTATCTTCCTGGAGGGATCGACTCTGATTGCGATGCAGTTAGCTGTAGACGTACACGTCCACTAGCTGCAGAAAGAATAGATGCGCTGAAGTTATACGCAGTGCTGGAAGTGAAAGACTTCCTCATTTGCGATGATACTGTATAACCAGTAAGGTTCAGTGGTTGACCGTTGGAAGCAGTTACAGTAACGATGTTGCTGTAATCACTTCCTTGATCGATAAAAATGTTCGCTACCGTAGCCATGTTAACTCCAAGATTTACTTACTTATTTATTCGTTTTGTAATCTTGGTCTGCAAAGAAAAATCCCTCCGAAGAGGGATTGTTTTACTCATCTGCAGGTAAGGGTTCGTTACCTTCTTCGAGCCACTTTAGGTACTCTTGGTAGTCTATATTATTTGCATCAAATGGGATTGATGCGCTATCGCTAATTCTAACAACACAAGTTACAGATCCTGTGTTTGCGTTTGGTTGTGTTAATTTATACATTTATAACTCCGCATTAAAGAAGCCAGTCATCGGAACAGGGTTGCTGCTCGCATCTGTATTTAATTGAACATACCCACCACCAAGTTCACTGTCTGGATATGAAGTGTTTACAGAAATAGTAGCAGCAGATGAAAACTGTCTAAGTTGCCCAGCAGTTCCTGTACTAGTATGAAACCAAGTAATAGTAGGTTGAACACGCATAGGTACTGATAACATAGGGATCGGTAAACGAACTACGTTTCCTGCCATAGTAGATGAGTAATGTCTACCCAATAAACCACCAGTAGTATAAGAAGATACAAAATAACGCATACATAGCTGTTGTTCAGCTGTGATCGGGCGATGTTCAAACGATGTAGCAGCGGCAGCTTTTTCTAACTGAACACCAGTAATCTGCCAAGTAGCACCAGAAGTAGCAAGCAAAGAAACTTGCCCAGTTGCACCACGATCAGCCCCAGTACCCCATGATCCAGCAGCTTTAATATAATTTGAGCCAGAACCGATATTGAAGTTAACACGCATACCCGCTGACAGATCTTTATTCCATGTTCCAGTTGTATCTCCTGGAATCGTTACAGTTTTATACTGCCATGTATTAGCTGTGCTAATATTGTAAAGAAAGTTATAAGATCTTGTGGCACCGTCGTTGGAGATAGAACCACCAAAGTCACCAGTGATAGAACTCTTGACCCAGAATGATAATGTTATAGTTTTTGCATCAGCAGTTCCAAACGCAAAATCAGCTACCGTGGTACCCTCAAGAGGAATCCACATATGTTTACTATCTGCAGCATTAACTGCGCCAGAAGTAGCAGTTGTAATCTTTAGAGAGTTTATAAAACCGCTTGGAGCATCGGTCACTCGTTGTGCCGTAAATGTTGTAGAACTTCCACCAAGGTTCTGGCATCTCCAACGATCTACTGGAAATATTTGAGAAGTTGCTGTTGGGACTGAGATTGAATTTCCACCGTTCCATTGGTCGATACGCATATCACCATTAATGATACGATTTCTAAACGAATTACCAGCAGCAGTACCTTGAATGGTACCATCGCCGAATACTAATCCGCTTGTTCCGTTAACTGTTACACTCATTATTCATTTCCTTCGTCTGCTGGTAGTGGTGTGTTGCCTTCAGCAAGCCACTCGAGATATTTTTGATAGTCAGTGTTAGATGGGTCGAATGGAATATACGAGCTATCTTCAACTCTAAAAACTAATTTTAGTGGCTCGCCTGTTAATGGATCATTTCGTAGTTTTTTATACATGATTATAGCTCCGCTTTAAGTTCTAAATTGACACGCAACATAGCATTACCAGAGCTGCTTGTCCACTCACCGTCTGCACCATTAACCAATTCATTATGTCTAATGTAAATACCATTTCTTCCTGCAGAAGCTGCCTCGATATTAATTGTAGATTCTTTGTTATTTACACCAGGGATTTCAACCCTAACCTTATTAATAGCTGTAGATCCATAATAAACTACTGTAGGATCAGCACGCATCTCTATTCTATAGTTCCAGAACGCATCGTAATATCCATTACGTTTTACATGCGAGGTCATACCTGAACGAGCATTCCAAGAACCATCTTCTAAGTAATGGTTGGTTCCACGACCCCACCAGTCAGTTCTTTGATAGTATCTTTCACACATAGTGAGTTCTTGGGGCATTGGTCTGTATTCAAATGGTGTTGCCACAGATCCCATTTCTAACTGAACGCCAGTAAACTGCAAATAAGCGTTTAATGTAGAAGAAATTGCCACAGTTCCAGCAACGGTGTTTCTATCTTGAGCTACCCACGTATTTGCTGTACCATCATAAACTGAACTTGATCCTAGGTTAAACTTAACTCTTAAACCAACTTCATTAGTGCTTCCCCAAGAACCAGCAGTTGGTCCTGTAACAGTGACTGTTTTATATTCCCAAGTGTTAGCTGAACTTACAACATATGTTGTGGGATAATTGTAATTGTTAGAATTGTTTGTAAACGCTAAACTATAAGTTCCAGCAATAGATGCTTTAACCCAAAAAGAAAATGTAAAAGTAAGAGCTGAACTTGAACCAAATTTAAACTCTTGAACATTGTAACCTTCAATATTCTGACTAAAGAACTGAGCTGCAGTTGGAGAAAATGCTGTTGTGGTTGTAACTCTAATTGAATGTTTAAACCCAGCTGGTCCATCTTCTAACTGTTGGGATGTGAATCTATCAGGATTAGATGAATCAAATCTCCAACGATCAACTGTGAACCCATCAGTAGCGTTGCCTAATCTAGAAACACCCATACCACGTTGGTCAATACGCATATCACCATTAATGATACGGTTTCTAAAGTTAGCCAACTGATCAGTTGTCGCTACTGTGCCGTTACCCGCAGGTACGGTCATCGTAAAGTTTGATGCTGTTGATGGTGCGTTTAGTTCGACACTACCACCAAGAGCGGATTGTAATTTAACGCCCATTATCTAAGCCCCTTTTGTGTTTTCTTAATATTCATCATGGTTTGATTGGCCAAGTAACTTCTAGAAGATTTGAGTGTTCATTGGTGATATCACGCAATGCTTGACGATAAGCCAATTGAGCTTCGGTTGGAGTTCTGTCTGGAAGAACCCACCAATCAGTTTCTTTAATCAATTCATCTCTATGTCTGCGCAAAGCGTCAAGATTTTGTTTGGCTATCATTGCCTGTAGTTCTTCAGGGCTTAATGAGTCTAAGTATTCTTCGATTGTCATATTTATCCTTACCATTGAGCTGATGTTGAGTTGGTTCTAACCATAGTCTCTAGTCTCAAAGTGGCATAATCGTCACTATGACCACATACCCATAGTCGTCCCTGAGCACTGGTGTACTGAACTGTGCCTAAATTAAAAACTAAAACTAACTTACCATCAGCACCAGCTTTATATGCCGTATACCAATTATTTGCTGTGTTGCCGTTGTTAGTGATATATGTATTTAGAACTTGTCCGCCAGTATACATATAAAGACCCATTTTGGTATCAACATTACCATTGTTATAGGCATAACCTTCCATATGAAAATACATCATAGCACTAGTAGAAGCGTAGTTAGTCTTCATATGGATATATTGAGTGCCACCAGCTTGGTTATCTAGACTAACTCTAGCTGCTAATTGCCATCCAAATTTATCAGATGAAATTGAACCTGACGCATTATATGTTCCAGCAAGTCCACCGTTACTCTCAGTTGCATTAGATACGTTAGTTTGGTAATATCCCGAAACACCCGAACGTCCAC